CAAAGACAGACCTTATGGTTGGTATAAGAATGACCACACCGCAGAGAGGGCAAATGCTTACTTAATTGATTACTTGAGGAAAAACTTTGAGTCTGTTTATATAATGCAGATAATAGAAGAAGCGAAGGTTTACATCACAGAGAATACGGATTTGTTGGATGCGATTGTTGGTTGTGAAATTTATCACAAGGATATGATGGAGAAACTCAAGAAGAAAGTTGATGCTGCACCTCAGAAGAAAACAATCCCAATGATTATTTATCAGAATGGAAAAGCCATGAAGGTGTGGAGAGAGGTTTCTTTTTAGGACTTCTTGGTAGACTTTCCATTACTTCCCTGACGGGCACGATTGGTACTTTTCTTTTCTAATACCATCTTTCCGTCTTTCTTGTGAGAGAGGTCAACACCCTTGGCTGCTCTCTTACCATAAATACCCTTTTTGCGGGCCTCTGCGTTAAGTTCTTGACGATATGATACCTTGCCCTTCTGATACTCTTTATCGTAGCTGTAATCACGTCCTGTGGCTTTGTTTGAAGCTGGTCTTTTATTCTTTGCTATGATTTTATTTTTTGCCATCTTTTTTATCTATGTATTCTCCGATGATGTAGGACATTCCTATTGTAAAGGTAACAAATAATAACCCAAATAGGAATCCACCAATCATTTCTTTTTGATGTTAGTAACTCTTTTACCCATGCCAACTCTTGATTTCTCTGCTTTCTTTGCAGCCAATTTAGATGGACTTAATTCTGATTTGGTTACTGGGGTTTTTGATGATACTCTTTTTGACGGACGGCAATACTCATTCTTACCACCAGCACCACAGGCTTTACCACTCTTGGTGTCTACCCACTTCTCTGCTCCCCATCTTTTTAGATCTGAGCCCGCCTTTGTCTTTTTTACATTTCCAGATGACTTTCTACACTTGGCAATTGCTTGTGATGCCCTCGCAGAAGGGAACACAGCGTACTTAGCTTTGACCTTTGTGTAGCAAGCATCTTTCATCCTTGACCTCTGTATTTTTTAACGTAGTTCTTGGAGGTCTTCAAAGACGAACTCTTCTTTTTAGAAACAACACCCGGTCTTTTGATTGGTGCCTTTGGTTTCCACTTGGCAGCCTCTTTGGTTGATTTTACTTTTGCTGCCATATATACATTCTGAAATAATCAAAATCTTCTTTTCCACCCTCTTCAACGTAGTTCAAGTAAGCCTCGTATATTGGGCCTCCGAAACTAACTTCTTGATAAGAGGTGTCAACGCCACTACCAATCATTTTAACAGCGTAAAATTCAACCTTGTGCTCCATTTCTTCCACCACGTGTTTGACTTCTTCTACCTTTGCCTCAGCAATTACAACAGCTTCTTTCAGTTCGGCTTTCTCCTCTTGCTTTTGTGCAACAAGTGCTGCACTTTTAGCCTGTGCCATTTGAGTTACTTGAGATGCCATCTGCAAGTTGCTCTTGATTTTCGCCATCATTATCTCAATCTCATCTATTTGAGGAGTAGTAACTGCACCTACAGGAAATGAAATTTCTACAGCTAACAAGAAAAAACAAAAGACAATGATAAGAGTCCTCATAGTTTTTTAACTGTGTTGATGATTCTCAACTCTGTTATAGCGGCAGAAAGCGCACTATCACTCTTTTTCAAAGCAGCGCCCATGCGATCAACTTTGATTTCAAGCGCATCTATTTTTTGGTTAGACTTTTCAATTTGACCAAGATAGCTCGTCTTGCCGTCATAGTACAGATAGCTAACAGCCACCAACATACAAAAAGCCACACCTGCAACTGGATTCTTTTTGAAGTCTTGAAATCCGATGGGCAACGGATTGGTTGATATTTTCTTAGGGGCATTCATTTGTTATATATTTATAAGTTGTATTGTTTTTTCTTTGTCCGTTTAATTTTTTGATCAGTGTGCTATAGCTTAAATTCATTTCTTTAACTAAGTCCTTAACGGATCCCCACACTATATTATTTTCCGTGCACATTACTTTTTTGGCTCTTATGCTGTCGCTACCGCATTTTCCCCAGTTGGGATTTTTTTCTCCTACCATCAGTCCCTTATGACCTTCGCTGATATTTTTTCTAGCTTCTTCACTTCTCTTTTTTCCTTTCGATGGGTGATTGGTCCTCATGTATTCTCTTTGCTTTTGCTTACACTCTTCGGACATCTTTCTTCCTGTCATATACTCACGCCTTTTTTGCTTAAATTCTTCAGATCTTTTCACCCCCTTAAGCCTAGCGCTTTGATTTTTTCTTACTTCTTCAGAAACAATTCGTCCCGGAGTCCCTTCTCCGCCTTCGGTTAAATTACATAGACTACCTTCTTTTTTATCTGAGCGACCATATAAAGAAATAAATTCGATTTCTTTTTCCTTTGCTTCATCTAATGTTAATTCGTCTAAAATAATCTGTACTTTGTATTGCGTTTTGGTGACTATGTTAAACCATTTCTGGCTTCTTCGGTGTTTATTGTGTGCTCTTTCGTACTTACCGTTAGAATCACTTCCTATCCCCACATAAAAAGGAATATTCTTATCTAATCTAATATGTCTGTACAAATACGCCACTATTCTTTTATCTTTTTATAGTAATAAATAATTGCCATAATACCCGATATACAGCCAATTAACCCTACGGCTACGGCCACAACTTTGGCTTCAACTTTCTTTCCCTCTTTCTTTTCGTGTTTCATTTCAGCCTTCTTGGAAGTGTATTTTTCCATACCACCGTACTCAGAAATCTTCTTAGCAGCGGCTTTCTTTATTGGTTTTTTCATTACTTCTTCTTTTTGACCATTTTGGTCATAGTTTTAGTAACTTTTTTCATCTCTTTTGGGGTCATCATTTCTGCCTTGATGGCAACTTTTTTGGGGCTAGGCTTAGACATCGTCTTCACACTAACTTTTTTTCCGTACATCATAGTTATATTTATTTGTTTTTCTTTACCTTTACTTTGCCACTTGCTTTAGTGGGCTTTGAGTTGTTGTGTTCTAGCTTCTTAGCTACAAAATTACAGTTATACATATTAACTTCCTTTTTTCCATTTCTTGCTTGGAGATGCAGTCTTGCTTGGGCTCCACTTTACTTTATCGGCCCAAAAAGCAGCGCTCATCTTACCCTTTGCGATATTCTTACCGTGACGAGATTTGAATGCTTCACGCTGTCCTGCTGTTTGATTAGTTTTTACACCTTGTTGTCCGAATCGAATTGTTTTAACTTTGTCACCTTCTTTGGCAACAACAATATGACTCTTCTTGGGGTGAGAAGGAGTAGCCTTAGGTTTGTTGTAACCTGAGACCCCAGCTTTAACTAATCGATTATCCTTCGGCATTCTTCTTTTTAAAGATTTTATTAGCAGCTCCGAGACCCAATGCACCAAATGCAAGGGCAGTCACACACTCTACTAAGATAGAGGCAGGAGCAACGTGTTCTTCTGAAAAGGAATTGTGATACATAGTAACACACAAAGCGATAGCACACAAGATCCCTACGAAGCGGTTTGCGCTGAATTTGTCATGCTCGTCTTTGAATATTTGAAAGAATTTCATAACACTAAGTTACTTAATTTAATTTAATTTTCCAATGGGGAAACACTTGGTGGCAATTGGATTTCATCATACGGGACACACTTAGTCAAGTCAACCAAAGTACTCACTTCTGGATTGACGGTAAACCAATACGCCCCAAATTTGTCAATGATGGGATTGCAATAATCCGATGCCCCCGCATTTGGGAAATTCAATAATTCACACGCTTGGGTGTCTAAATCTTCAAACTCCGCTTGGTTTGCGCAAGGATAAAAGCAAGGGTATAATTGTGACTCTTCCATTAGAATGCATTGTTGTTAATTGAACGAATGTAATTGTACATTGCGGTTCTTGTTGTTGAATTGTCAAGATTTGGTGTAGTAATTGCAGTGTTTACGATACCATTACCATTTTGCCCATAAATATTCCCAAACAAATAAACTTTGTTTAAATTAGTTCCAATAGCAGTTATTGTATTAGTAGTTGTTGCCCCGTTATTTAAATTTGCAATTGCTTGTAAAGATGATTCGTTTCTTTGCATTGCGTAAAAATTAAATAATAAATTAGGTGTAATTAATGGCTCAACGCTATTAATACGATTTGAAGTATGCTTATAGTCAAATTCATTTGGATTATTACCCATTGATAAGATAGAACGATTACCTTCAGTTAAATCAAATTTCCTTAAACTTGTATAATTTGTTCCGTTAACAAATAATAAAATATTACTATTTTGATTCAAACCATCATCAATACCATCACCTTGCACAATCGTCCTATTAACCAAAACGCCTTTGTAACCACTCGTTGTAGTTCCCGTGTTAATTGTCCATACCTCGCCCGTTGTACTTGTCCATTGTGTTTGACTTGTACTTGCGTTGTATTGGTTGGGGTTAAATACTGATAATGGACTCCCGCCAATAGTTTCAGAAATATGAGCATAATAACACTTAGCAATTGAAGCATTTGAAGAACCGCCACCTGATAGTATATTGAAATTAGTGGCAGTTGTTGTCATTGGTGCATAGATACCCGTAACTGTTGCGCCTATTTGAGTCCAAGTTACTAGGTTAGGATTTGTTATACTTGTTTCTTCCGACTTGTAAAATTTAACCAAACTATTAACACCCGATTTTTCAAGAGTAACTCTTAACCAACCATCATATCGAGAAGTTGTTGTTGTTGCATTCGCAGTTTGTGCTAGTCCGCTACCATAAAGTAGACCAAAAGACCCACCACTATAAAAAACATAAAATTGTCTACTTGTACTTGAATTGTCAACTGTGCCTATTGCGTAACCTTGAAAGCTATCACCATCTATTAAATCTAATTTAGTAATAAACTCAAGTGTATCTGTTTGTGTAAGTGCTTTAGGTGCGCTACAAGAATTTCCCGTTACTGCAACATTTTTAAAATAATTCGCCCCATTATGAGCCAATAATAATGGTTGACTTGCTGCTGTTGTTTGAACTACATCACCCGAAGAACCCGCACAACTATACAACTTTTGCACGGCTTGTCCCGAAGTTGCACCCGCACCCGCACCAAGTTTGTACCCCAAGTAGTGAGCATCCACACCAACGCTTACTGCGGACTCCACCGTCTGCAATCACTCGATTGTAGTGTGCTTGTGCTTGTGCGTCAATGCTTCCACCTATTACACGATTACCAATATGTAGGCCAATCCCGATCATTTCAAATAAGCTACAATACTACCGCTGGTTAAAGTGATTGAGGAGAAATAAGACCCCTTGGCTGCTGCAATTAGCATACCTTGTTTGATGGTTGCACCGCTGAGACCCAAACTTGAAGTTATATCAGTACCGGCCTCATTTAAAATTTGAGCAACCACACTGTCTGCATTAACCACAAAAGATTGAAAGGCACCAGTATTAGCTGAAGTTCCTGAAAGAACCTTGCATCCAGTCAGTCCTCCTGTATAATCTATTGATCTTGATTCTACTATATCCATATTATCAAAGTTAGTTATTTTCGGCCTGAGTTACAAGTTCAGGGAGTTTGCAATATTCAGACTCGGGAAACTTGGCACAATACCCAACCAGGTACAAATTGTCATCACCCGAAAAAGTGTGTATTCCCATCGGGTCGGGCCACACCTCAAACGGGGTAAACTCTGCGGGTGGTTCGGTGTAAAATAGAATGTCAACTGCCCACTTTTCGGATAAAACGGCGGGGGTTACAACCTCAAACGCCTTGCCATAAACGGCGGGCGTAATCGGCAAAAATCCCAACTCAACTACTGCGCAATTAACGAAGGTGGTTGTTTCGCCTCCATCGGGGTTGGTTGTGGTTTGTTCTATTAACTTGCGAAGGGTTGCCCATTCGGTGGGGGTAAATTCGTATTTTGTGAAGGTTTTTTTCATTGCTTAAATTGTTGTGAGTGCTATGGCTTCGGCTTCGGTTAACTCCGAAGTAAATACAAGGGCTTGGTTAATGTTTTTCTTTTGAATAAAAACACCTCCTTGAGAGTGTTCAAAGTCAAGTTTATCAAATCCGCCAGTTAAGGTAGAAGGCGTGGTTTGGCCAATCTTTACGCCATCTAAAAAGAATTTAATAGCTGAAGCCGTATATGTAAATACTGCTTTATGCCTTCCTATTGTTGCTGTAGTACCAATAGAACCGCCACCAATTCCACCGCTTATGTTTAGCTCAAGAGATGTTGATGCATTTTCCCAAAGTAAAAGACGCTGACCCGTTGAAGATGTGTTAATAATTTCAATAATACCACCGAATTCGCTTGTGGTAAAAATCTCAAAATCCACGAACACGCTTCCCGTTGTTGAACCAATCAAACTACTTATACCCGTTTTGAAACAAGCATCCGCCACCCTTGTTGCGCTTGATGATGTGGTGGGGATGTATGAGGTGGAGTATGCGCCGACCTCTACTTGGTAGCCATATACCAAAATCCCATTCGTTCCCGATGCGGTGTTTGTAATGCTACCCGCAGAATCAGTTGAACCAACAACTGCATAATATGAACCCGCACCCGCAGTTGATGTTATTGAAATTCTCCACCAACTA